TCGGCAGTTCAGGTCATTGTGGACACCAATACTACCTTTACGGTTACTCCAAAATCATAGTGCTAAGGAGTCTTGGTATAGCAGGGTGGGATATCTCTGCTATGCCCCTAAATTTAACCTTTAATGTATGGCAAAAATTACTATACCTTGGAATGATGGTTCCGGTGATAGCTTTTACATTGACTACACTGGGATAGAAGGAAGCTCTGAATCCCTTATAACTTCTGATACAAACCTGACCGGCGTAGAAAGAAGGAAAACTTTGGTATTCAGGACTACAACAGCAAATGTAGGTACTGCACAACAAGCAGAAGCTTACCTAACAGTAGTTCAAAGAACTGATAGCTTGATAGTTGCTATGTTCAAAGGTGTAGTATCTATCTACGATGGCAAGAAGGCAGGTTACAAATAGACAAAGCTCAGTACCCAAGGACACAGCTTGGGGGTTACATGAAAACTTTAGAAGACGAGAAAATACAATTAAAAGAGGAATAAGATATGGCAGAATTTCATGAGATCGGTAGTTCTCAGTTTACTGAGGTAACTCCAGCTGGTACTGAACAAATTCAGATATCAGCCACACAGAAAACTACTCTGCAGAAGATAGCTAATCTTTTCAAGGCTATGTCTGCAGCCTTAACAGGGTTCACCCCTCTCGGTAAAGGAGCTCCGAGTATAAGTTCAAGCTCTACCATACTTAAGGCATTCCAAGCTCTGTATCAGTTGGTGGGTTCTGCAAAAGTAAAGATACTCGGTAATAATGGGTCTACTCCCGGATTTGTATCCTGGTCGGGTACTACTTGTTATGGTATTCTGTTTGATACCGCCGGTGAACAAGTGTACATCAGGAACAGTTGGACAATAAGCAATCCTTCAGAGCAAACTGATGCTCAGTGGATAGCTGCTATAAAAGCCGGTAAGGCCATTAAATTTGGTGCCAGTGG